TCTATCTATTTTCTATCTGTCCAGGCAAACCAACCAAAATCTAATAAAATGTCTATCTATTTTTTTTTTTATTTTTTAGTTTCTAATATCCGAAGTCATCATTATCATTGGCATCATCAGCGAAACCATCATCATCCCAATCCACAAGACGACCCGCCCATTGAGTGAAACGCTCACGGGCAGGTTCTATGCCGACATAGCGAAGGAACTGCTTTCTATCGCCACGCTCACGAAGTCTCATAGAGTGATATAGACCTCCCTTGCCATCATCTCTCTTACCTCCGAGCATCTCACAGATACGAGACCAAAATGTGTTCTGGTCTATGTTATGACCACCATAACCAATGCCAACCTGTTGCTGGAACTTCTCAAAGACCCAGTCCTTGTTATACAACCAGCGAGACACATTAGACCTCTCCTCCATATGATGGAGTAGTTTTCCATTGGTGTCGTTCCATTCCATCCAAGCAAGGTCTTCGTGGAAGTTCTCCTCATTCACACCACCCTCCCACTTGGAGCAGTAGTCAGCGAACTTGGAAAGGTCTTTCACCACAATCTTGGCGAACTTCTCACGGGACTGCTCATCAACAGGTTCAGGGGCAAAACAACCCTCACAACCACGACGGAAGTAGTGCATATGAGAATGATGGAACCCATCACTCAGATGTTCCATTCTCTCATCTGACCTGGACAGATAGACCTTCGTGTTCATCCTCTTCTGAACCGACTGAAAGGGGCGTTGTTCATCCATCTGCCAATCCAGTTGGCACTCATCGGACTTCTTAAACAACTGCTCCCACTGAGGGTTATGCTCAGGAACCAGTTTCGGGATTTTACCAGAACAATCCTGACACGATGTCTGGGGCATTCCACAGAGCATATCACACTCATAGTCTCCGCCTCCACCCTTGTGAAATCCCTGAGGTATCCAATCCAGCGGATGGTCGGTTTTGAGTTTATCGTAGGATGAACCATAGGAACTCCAATCGTAGCACAAGACCAACTCAAATGGCATAGGAACTTTCAGAATATCTATGTCATACTCCTTACACAAATCCTGCCACTTGCTCCAAATGGATGGAGAATGACCAGACATCCAATTCAGTCCATACTCACCCTTCGCCATATTCTTGTTGGCAAAGTAGTAGGGAACCGAACGAAGTGGTTTTATCTTGTGATGAGAGAACTTCACAACCTTCTCACCATTGCCCCACTTCTCGGAGACATTACCATAGGTCAGTTGGTCATCGTCGTAGGGAATACGACGCTGTTTCTCATAGTCATTCTCCATATAGGTCTCAATGGTTTCTTTCTTATGTTTCTGCTCAATGTCCATAGAACCAGTTTGCAGAACACGAAACCACCATTTCTCAACAGGATGCCAGTTCTTCATAATCTGACTGGATACGAAGTCAGTGAGAGGAGCGTTGGCAGGATTAAATCCAGTCAAGTCAAACTCAAACAGATACTTGGCGAATGCCTCTGCTTTCTTGCGACTGGTTCCCTGGGTTGCGTTGTCAGTGCCAGAGATGTTGCGGAAGTAATCACGATGCTCAGTGCTCTTCTGGCGACCACACCACTTGTTGTCAAGTTCCAAACCAAAGGAGCGTCTGTCGCCTTCACGACTGGACATACACCTCTCCTCATTGGAACTCATACAGAACGCAGTAGTGTTGTTGATACTATACGATGCCCTGAACTTCTCATTGATGGTAATTTCATTCTCAGTGATAAGTCCTTTCAGAGTATTACCCTTCACGACATCACCACCCCAAACAACCTCATCACCATTGATAAGCAGGCGACCTTCCAAGCAGGAGTTCCACTGACCAGTGATATGTTGGATATCGCTAATCTGTTTATAGAGACGGCGACCGAGAATGTTTCTCATAAAATCAAACACGATGCCCTTGCCCCCTCCTTCCTTGGACTTCACACAAATCAGACAACCAACCTTGATGTGAGGTCGCTGTAAGATGTGAGCGAACCAACCGAGAATAAACTTAAAATGCTCATCATTGCCCTGGCACCAAATCTGATGGATATGATTGAGAAGACCCGAACACTCTGCCTCTGCCTCAGCAAGCGACCAGTCGGAAACATCCCTCTGGTCAATATCAAAACCATCAAATAGATTGTAATAGTTCTTAGGGGCAGAAGGCGAAGGGTCAAAGACAACACCACACACATCACGTCTCTGAATGTTCTTCATCCAAATGGTGAATGGGTTAATCTTCTTCTTCTTCTTCTTACTGCCCTCTTCCTCATCCTCATCAGGAACAGCAATCAAATACTTCTCAAACATAGGGCGAGTATCATTGATTTTCTTATGTCTAATCCTGGCATACTCGGAGTTGTCCTGCGGGTCAAGAAATATAATCTCCGAGGTATCCTTGTTAAATGCCAGAAACTCATTCATATAATCGCAGAGACCATCATACTGGCGAGCATCAAACACTTCTTGGTAGATGTTCAGCGACCCATCATCTTCATTCGCCCACTTGCGAAGGGTCTTCCAGGTCAATGGCGTCTCTTTCTCACCGAAACCATCCCACCTCACCTTATGCTCACTCATATCACGATACGTATGTTCGTTGCTCGTTCCGTCGGGGAGTTTCTTAAACAACTTGTCCTTATGTGCCCAGGTCATCCAGATGAGGAAACCCTCATCCTCACCGAGAAAGTTGTTCCAACAGATGATGCCCATATACAACCAAGGGTCATATTTGTATCTCTTGGAACCCTCAGAGATGTCCAGTCGGTCAAGATAACCAACGAACAAATCCTTGGAGATGCGACACTCATTGGAAGAATTGCCTGAGACGGCGACTGCCTCACGCTGTTGTTCCCGAGACTGGTTGTCTCGTTTCTTCTTCTTAGCACCTCGCATCTTGGCAACATTCAGATACTTCTTGCTGAAAACATCCCACGGGAAGTGAGGGAAAGGGGCATCGCCATTCACAAGTTCGTGATGGTTCGCCTCAATCGGATTAAAAGCAGTCGGATGCTTGCGACCGAGAAAGTCCATCGCACCAATCAATCCAGTATCCTTATCATCAGTAGGGTCAGTCGGGTCAATAATCTTCTGAACCGAGAGACTTGCTGTGAAATCAGGTGTGTCATCTACGTAGCAGTAGAAGTGATAACCCTTCGCCGTGATGGTGTAGGGGCAACCACTCTCCATCATCTCCACGAACAGAGGGTTCGTATCATTACACTTGGACTTGTCATCCAGGTCAATCACGAACATATCAGGAATACGCTTGACATACATAGATGTGGCAGGATAGGCACAATCACCCCCCTCACGATTGTTGATGTAGTTGGGTTTCTTGGTGTATCCTCTGCCAGGGATGGTTCGGTCGCCCTTCTTGTTGAGTTTGGACGAGTTTGCCATCTCCTCGGCAGTCATTGATGGATATTCGGTGAAACAATAATCTTTCTTCTTGTCCTTGCGAGCGTCTGCTGGGATGACCCAGACTTGACGCCACATAGGGATATCATTATTACACTCTGCTTCCAGACGCTTTGCGAAATCTTGGATTGGAGTGCTGGACATTCTACTTATATTATTATATATTATTTATTCTTTAAACTATTTAGTTTTATTGACGTTCTATTGTTTTTTTTGTCTTTTATTTTTTTTCCTATCTCTATCTACAATGCAGTGGCAGTCAATGCATATGCACGCAAATTAGCGGGCATTCGTGCAAATCGCACAAACGCCCGCTGATTGCTGGTGAGTGGATGGATGAGTGGATGGTTCTTATAATTTTATTGGGAATATAATTTTATTGGGCAAGGGGAGCAGGGGCAATTTATTCTAATTCGTCAATCCAAGCAAGGTCTTCTTCTGTCCAGAGTGGGAAGTCTGTGTCAATCCAGTCCATCCACTCGCACCACTCGGCAGTGAGGTCATCGCTGTGGGAGTTGTCTATCTCTGTGATGAGACCCCGCATCGGGCGGGGCAAGTCTCCCCAGATGGTATCGTAGCGGAAACCCTCCCTCATCCTATAATGTCCGTCGGGTTCATCAGGGGCATCGCCTTCCGCCGTGCCGATGTAGTCCTCGCCCAACCAGCGGTCTTCTTGCTCGCTGATGACGAAGTTGGCGTTCAGAGGGATGCCAGGAAAGAAAGCGAGGGGAGTAGTGTTGTTCGCCATATCGTCCAGTTGCTGTGGGTAGTTATTGCATATGCACCTTGATTGGCGGGCATTGGTGCAAATCAACCTGTCCAACCCAACCAGGGCAAATTACTAAAAATAAGGTAATAAAATTATTTTTTATTTTATTTTAGTATTTCAGGTTCTGGTTCTGGTTCCCCTGGACGGATGAGAGGTTCGCTGGGAACTGGTGATGGAAACGTTCCTTCGGTGATTTCTTCATCTGATAATTTTATTTCTACCTTTTCCCGCTTCGCCTGATTTGCCTGTGCAACTTGCCCCTGTTCTTCTTCATCATCTTCTTTAAGTGGTGGCGGTTCCCTGGAACAATCAAAAATATAACACTTGTCAGATAATCCTAATCTACAACGACAAGCACAGCGTGATTGCCATATGACTAATAATAAAGTTCCTACTGCTCCTAATGAGAGTGCTAATGCTCCTGCTAACTGGTCTATGGTAAAATCTTGTAATCTTCCTCCATTTAGTTCTAATCCTTCACTTTCGGACATTATATACTTTATTTATATAATTTTTATGATAATTTTATTGCGAGATTTTGGATGACTGCTTTTAGTCTCTCATTCTCCTCAACAAGTCTATTAATCTCATTAGATTTTAAATATTCTCTAAGACTGGGATTGTCCGCTATTTCCTCGCTCAACCAACTAATCTCCTTGACCTCTTTATCAGGTTTCTGAATTAATACCTCCTTCTCCTCCTCACACTCCTGCTCAATAATCTCAATATGAGCAGACTTTCCCTCACCAGTGCCAGGGGCAAATTGTGCCTGAGGATGATTGGCAAAATGTTCTTCCAGGTTCTCAACGACCAGCAAGTCCTCAGCATCTGGCATATCAACGGCAGGAGGATTTGCCCTTAATAGATAGATATTCTTTACTTTACAAGTTTCAGTTGTGATTGGTTCCCCAACTATATTATTCTGTTTAACCTGAACAGATACATCTGAATAGGTATCATTAATCTTTTCCAGGCGACAAGTCTTCCACTTCTTATACTTGCCCCCTGTAATCTTATAATCTTCACCTACTATCAGATGAGAGTTCTTATCTTTCGTAGGAGTATTAAGTTCTGTAATCATTTCATTAATCATTTCAGAGTTTGCTGTTCCTTCCATTATTGTTATATGCATATATTATAATTTATCTTTAAACTATTTAACTTTTATGGGTCAGTCAATAAACAACCGCACTGCTTTTGTGATGTCTTTTCGGCAATAGGGGCACGCCATTGTTCTCCCTGATGCTATCATACCATTAAAGCATTCAGCACAATTGCTATGACCACATTGATATATGACTGGTTTTCTCCTTCCTTGCTTTACTTGATTTTCTTGACATATTCCACAGAAAAATAAAATATTATCATTTTCTTGTTTTTTTATTTCTTCTTCTGTTCCAGTAAAGACAGGGTCATCATCAAGAGGTATTAATTCAGACACATTCTCACCAGGGGCAGGTGTCTCTTGGACATTCCCTTCTAAGAAACACATAAGAGCATATTTAGTTCTACCAGCATTCATAGCGTGGCGATTAGATTTCCTCTTCCAACTCTCAACAACCTTAATACATTGTCCTTTCTCTTTAAAATTATGACGAGGCAGTTGCCAGTAATTTCTTTGTTCTGTTGGCATTCTATTATAGTTTTATTAAGTCATTTTATCTTTAAACTAAAACCCCCCCAAAAAACTAAATAGTTTAAAGAATAAATAATATATATGCATATACAAGATACAATGGAAAACCAACTGAGACTTGCTATTAATGAATGGAAAACATCTCGGGGACTGGAACCTTATTCTGATAAAACTATTAATAAATATCTTTCTGACATACGAAAACTCGCTCCCCCGAACTATACTGATATGCTCTGGGCAAATGATAGTGCGATGGTTTCTGGCAAACTATCTGGTTTTAAACCTAATACTCAAAGAAACTATTACAACTCTCTGCTTGTCGGTCTTTATGCGTCTGGTGTCCAGAAGGGTGAGGGCATTACAAAGATTTACGAGGGAAAGCGAGATTTACTTAATGCCGAATATGATAAATCAAAGGGAATGAATACTAAATCACAACAGGAAGTTCTTAAAAATGTCAGTGCTGAGGATATTGACAAGATGCTGGAACTAATGAGAAAAGACCTCAGAACCAGGCAAACTCATATGGCATATGCAATGATTAATATTTATAAATATTACCAATTCAGAAATGATGTGGCAGGGATGGAAGTGTTCCCTAATAAAATCTTTGATGAAATCGCAGAAGAGGAAAGAAATGAACATAATTATCTCGTTTTAGGAAAACCTCCTGAAAGTATGAGTTTCGTTCTCAATAACTATAAAACAAGTAAAAAGTATGGTGAAAAGACATTAGAAATTGAGAGTTTAGATTTACAAATAATTCTTAAAGAGTGGATTAAATATAAGATAAATGGAGATTGGACTAAATTAGAAAATAAAGTAATCTATCTTTTTGATTGGGCAACGGGTAATCCTCTGACCCGAAATGATATCTCGCATCTTCTGACTGAAACATTCCAGAAATACCTGGGGTATAATATCTCTACTACTCTTCTCAGGAAGATTTATGGCACTATCCCCAAGGATATCAATGACGCATCTGATGAAGAAATGAAAGAAGTAATCAAGCAAGCAAATGCTTCGGGTCATTCTCTCCAAACAAAAGGTGCGGTTTATTCTAAATAAAATTATCATATTAAGTAGTATAAGATGTGGGGACAAATATACCAAATAAAAAATACAGAAAATAAAAATATTTATATTGGTTCTACGATACAGAAGTATGCTAAGAAGAGATTATATCGTCATCGGGTGAAGTCTGAAACTTGCCCCCGATATGGATGCCTCTTTGATGGGGAGGTTGAGTTTAAGATACTCGCTAAGGTTGAGATTAACTCGTGTGAAGAATTAAGAGAATTAGAACAAGTGTTTATTAAGATTGCTGAGGGTTCTGAGAATATATGTATTAATAAAAATATGAGTTATGTTCCTGACTACTTAAAGAAACCGAGAATAATTCAGCAAAAAAAGAAATATAATAAATCTGATAAAGGCATCAAAGCAAGGAAATGGCAGAACTATCGGCACCTGTGTAGGAAGAAGATTAATCGTGATATCCTGTCCAGCGTTGCCAGGGTAAATAACTAAATTATTCTAATAAAATTATTTTTTTATTTTTTAGTAATATAATGGCAAAAACGACTGGCAAGGCGGGACAGAGCAAACCTCTCTATAAACCAATGAAATCTACTCGTAAAGGCAAGAAGAAGATGGTATATGTTAAGAGTGCATCAGGTGGAACTAAACTCATTCATTATGGCGATAGTTCTATGCAAGATTTCACACAACATAAAGACCCAAAAAGGCGTGCGTCATTCTTAGCAAGAAGCAAAGGTATCAAGAAGAAGGATGGTTCATTAGCATACAAAGATAAGAACTCTCCCGCTTATTGGGCAGTGAAAGACTTATGGAAAGGTTAAGAGAATGAAAGACTAAATTGCCCCTTACGACTTGTCATCCCTGCTAATGCTCCATCTTTCATCTTTTTATTTAATCTCTGTTGCATACGATATGTGATGATAGGTTGGATTTCGTGAGGCAACTTCGTATCATTATTTAATAATTTTATTGCTCTCCTACACGTTGGGATATCACAATACTTCCTTACCATCTGAGCATCTGATAAGACATCTTCCATCTTATCATAAGTTGTCGCATTCAGACAATATCCACAAACTTTACAATAATTTATTATTTTTTTACTTTTATCTATTATTAGTTCTTTTTCCTTGACCGATAACACTTGTTTCGGTGAGGGATTACGGAGATATTCTCTTAAATCATCAAGACAATCAATATCATAATAAAACTTATCAGGTTTTATTTTATCAATGGTTCTTAGGTGTAAATCTATTAATCCTTTAAGTGTATCCTTATTTAAGTCATTCGCATTCTCAATCACATCGTGCCACTCAAAAACATCAATCACTTCTATCAAATCCTTTCTCGTGTGTGTTTTATGAATTGTCATTTTATTATAGAAAATAAAATAATTTTCATAATAAATGCCTACCTACACGCAAACAACAATCGGGGATGCTCCGCAACCAACTGCACGCAAAACTGCCCCCAAACCTCGTGAGAAGTCTGGGGGCAGTTCTGCTCCTAAATCTAAGAGAAAGTATCAAAAGAAAAAAATGGAATATTGGAATAATAGAAAAGGAAAAAAGAAAAAATAAATATTTTATTTAGTAAAATATATGCCACTATCGGAAGATGATAAAAAACCCAAACCGATGGAGTTAGTCTTAAAAGAACTACAACTCCTCAGAGAAGACATCCAATCAATCAAACGAGAGGTGGTCTATATCAAACGAGAAATTATTAAGGCACAAGGAATGGAACAAACTAAGGCAGGATTAGTTCCTGCTAAGGGATGGTTCTACTGACGACGCCACACATAAACAAAATCTTTCTTCTTGCCTGACTGCTGACCCATCTGTTGGAGAAAGTCAATCTTCTCCACACACTCTGGGAAAGAGTAGGCACTAACTAACTTTTCATAAATCTGAGGAGAAACATTGATTGCCACAGCACATCCAGGTTTCACCATACTCAGACATTTCTGTATCATTGGGATGAGGAAGTTTTTATAATAATCATCGTCATCCACAAATATCTTCATCCCTGAATAAACTTCCAGGTTCGCATAGGGCGGAGAAGTAAAGGCAAAATCAACTTTCCACGGAACATCAAAGTCAAGACAAGACTTGTTGTAAATGCTGTGAAAGCATCCAGGCAAAATCTCCTCGTCTTGCTGTAAAATCTTGACCATATGGTCGCCCATTCCTTCTATTGCTGGGTTCGTATCGCAACCGATGTAGGTTCTTCCAGCACTCAGAGTGCCCAGAAGACGACCACCCCAACCAGCACAAGGGTCAAAGACCTTTTCACCTGGTTTCGTGAAACGCTCAACCAGATGTTTCGCTGTGGTTGGTTTAAAAAAGGTAATCGCCTTGTTCAGTTCATAGGCATCACGAGCAGAAGGTGCCTTGCCCTTCCTCCTGTCCATCTTACAGACACGACCCCAATACTTCTCGGGGTCGGCATCGTAAATCTCCATCATTGTCTTGCCTCCCTTGTAGCGAGTAGCAAGTAGTTCTTCCCAGTAATAGGCATAGACCAACTTGTTCCCGCAAAAGGAGTTCTTGTTCTGGGAAGCGTCATACTTCACCAACTTCGTCCATTCTTTCTTCGCCTCCTCAGGCGTCATCTCAAACTCCTCGGTCAGCATTCCTCGGAAAATAAAACTATCAGGAATGTCCATCTTCTGACCTTCGCCGAAAGTCTCAGTCGCTTCACCGAGGATGAAACACTTGTATTTATCATTAAACGTCGCCATTGGGTATATACTTTATTACACTCTTTCTTTTTAAATTAGTTTTATGTGTTGCTGGGTGGGTGTGGGTAGTTATTGCATATGCACCTTGATTAGCGGGCATTGGTGCAAATCCAGTGTCCAGGGCAACCAGGCAAATTACTAATAAAATTGATAATAATTTTATTTCTTATTTTTAGTAATTTTATTTCCAATCTTCGGAACCTTCTTCTTGTCAAGACCTCTCTTCTTTCCTCGCTCCTGCATCTCAGTCATCTTAGGGTCTCGTCTCTTATCCTTACCTTTCTCTAATTTCTTGCCTTTTTTCTCCTTATGATTAACACCCTCAAAGACATCTTTTTCTTTAACTTTTTCCTCTTTCTCAATCCCATCTAAGATATCAAACTGCTGGATTGGGTCAGGAACTCCTTGGGTATCATTAGGATTATGAAAGAAGGTTATTCCTTTGACTTCCTTTTTCTTCTTGCTGTCGCCAACTCTTTTGCCCTTATTCACCATATTTATTTTATTATAGAAATTATTTTATTTATTATTATATAAAATGAGTTTATTGATTACGAGTAATTATCAGGATGAGTATTCTTCTAAGCAAGCAGGCGACCCTTCACATAAAGTTAATCAGGGAACACCAATACAGAAAGCAAGTTTCTATACTAATCATCTAAGAAATCCAGTAAAGATACCTCCTAACTCTGAGATTGCTGTTCAGTCTGTAAAGATTAATAGATTACCTGTTTATGATATCCAACCAGGAAATCGGTTTCATTGGTATCTTGGAGATGCATTAGAAGACCAACACGGAAAACCAGTTCAGGATATAAGTGAAAGTTTATCCATTCCTATCCCAGCAACTATTAAACCAGGGGTCTATACTCAGGAAGAGTTCAGAACTGAATTACAGGAAGAACTTAAAAGATGCACAAGTATGCACCCGAATTATTTTAATAAAGTCGCCATCACTGACCATATTAGTTCTAATCTTTATGCAGGATTTAAGTTTGACTTTGAGGCAATTGATTTGTCTGATGGAACTAATTATGGTGATAAACTCGCCACGTGGCAAGGATATCATAGTGAAACTGCCCCTGCTCCTGTTGCTGGTGAGTATAGTATTACCAATGATGCTGGTGGAAAGAAAACTACTCTTAAAAGATTAAAGACAACTGGTAATTCATCTGAATGCACAATTATTAATACAGATGCTCCTATGGAATTAGGTAAAGGTTTATTTGAGATTGATTTATGGGATAAGTTCGGTAAAGCACAGAATGCAGCAGGAGGAAGTCCTCAATTTAATGCCAATTATTCTGGTCATAAATGTAGTTTCTTCATCACTTCTCCTGCTTTACAGGATGGTTCTAAAAATCCATTCCTTGCCCCTGGTCAGTCTGATAGTTCCTATCAAGGATTTGATTACAATGGAATGCCAGAAGATAAAATATCTTTCGGAGATTACAGAGTTGATTGGAATGAAGCAATGGATGGTTCGGGATATTCTCTTATCCTTAGTCAAGCAGTCTGGGATGATTTAGCAGGTGGTCTCGTAATGAAAGAGATTGAGTATTGGGGTGCTGGCGGAGGCAATGTCGTATCTGAGCAGATTAAGACAACAGGGGGAAATGTCGTCGGAGATGATAGCACAAAACCAGGAACTAATTGCTTCGTTGGAAAGTTTAAAGTGGAGTTTAAGAACTCTGGAATAAAATTAACAATGGCACATTATGATAAAACAACTAAGGCAACCACTTTCTCCGCAACTGGTCTCATCTGTGATACGACTGCCGTTGCTAATAGAGTTTCTCACGATAAAATCTGGACACCCATTAATCAGAACAAGTGGGCACTTTATTTAGGATGGTCTGCTTCTGATGCAAACCACGAAAGTGTCGTTGATACTTTAAATTGGAATGATGGTTTAAGAGGTCAATTTAAGTATGGAACAGGGGCAGGCGATGGGTCATCTTGGTGGTCTCAGGCACAATATAATGGAACTACGAGAAATATGGAACTCTGTAAGATGCTCGCTTCACGAGAAAATCAAAAGATGAAATCAGGTTCTATTATTCATTGGAGAGGTTTAACTGCTGATAGTGATGCATTAGAATTACATAGGGCATTCGTATGTCAGCAACCAAAAGTCAATACTGGTCTCGCTGTTCAGAAAGGTATGTATTATCCAGCATTCGGTGCCAATATGGGAGATGAATTAGGTTTCCCGATACTTCACGCTGTTCCATCAACTCAGTTCGGAACTGGTGAAAAGAAAGGAGGTGGAGTTATCGCAAGACCAGGGGCAAGTTTTAGTTGGTCTATTAATTCACAAGCACTTCCCACTTTCGCTGTTCATTCAGCATTCATTAAATGTCCTAATCTAACAGCACAATCTTATAACTTCTGTAAATCAATTCCTTCTCAGATATTGTATCATATACCAAGATTTAGTAATGAAGGTCGGGAACACGGAGATTTATTCTTTGAGGTTAAAGAGCGAACATATATAGACCTAAGGAATGTTGATGTTCTTAATCTTAACCAGATGGATGTGGCGATAGTTGATAAGAATGAACAACTTGTCGGCGACCTCACGGGAAATACGACCATCTGTTTCCACATTCGTCAAAGATAGAAAAGATAGAAAAAATAGAAAAATAGAAATAGAAATAGAATTATTATTTTATTATTTTTTTCTATATTAAGTTATAAAATATGGATATGATAGATGTTAAAATGCCTCCGCCTCCTGAACCTGAACCTGAACCAATTAAGATGGAAGTTAATGAGGAGCAAGAACTTGCCCCTGCTGAACCCGAGGAAGAAGTGCCACGTGGCAAAATGGATGATGAGGAAGTTTTTAAAGAAGTTCCACAAATAAAAAAAGTGAAACGCCAACCCTCAGCAAAGCAGTTAGCACACTTGCAGAAGATGAGAGAAAAGAAGGAAGCAAAGAGAAGAGAGAAAGAAGAATGGTTAGAAGAGCAAAAATCTAAGCAAAAGAAGTTCGTTGAGCAGGAAGAGAAACAATCCCGTTCTGTCCAACCCAACCAGGGCAAAATCACTAAAAATAGTATTAATAAAAAAAAAAATAAAAATATAACTTTTAGTGAGAATGCACCTGGACACCCTGGACAGAGCACTCACGGCGAACCCATCAATCATCCACATTATGATTACGATACAAATGACCCAGAATATCACAATCCAGAATATGAGGGGCAATATTATGAAGAACCAACCGCACCTCCTCAACAGCAAGTTGGTATGTATCAACTTTCAGCAGAACAGATAAGAGATTTACAATTTAATGCGATTAATGATTATGATACTATTAGAAAACAGAGAAAAGCAGAGAAAGAAGCAATGCAAGCACAGCAATATCTCGCTCAGCAAAAACAACAAGTGTTTAAGCAAATGAGAGGTTCTCAGAAACAGCAATTTAATCCGAATGACCCTTGGGCGAGTTGCTTTAATTAATTTATTTTTATCATTTACTTTTTTTATTATGTCATATTATAAATATGTCAGGTAGAGGAACTATTAAGGCAGGAACTTATGGTGGTCGCCGTTATCGTCAGAAGGAAGCAGAGCACAAAGTTCAGAAGAAGCAACTTGCTAAGGATATCAAGAAGGAAACCAAAGAGCGTGCCCCTTCATCTAAGCAAATCAGAGCAATGCCGAGAAAAGCAACTCCTGGCACCATCACAACAGGAAGAAGGCAAAACATAGGAGACCCCGCACGAGGAGCAATAAGATTAGATGACCCTGGTGGATTTAATCAGCGTGCTCTTAATAATTATATTTTAGATACTGGTGGTGGTCGTTCTGAACAAAGAGTTTTACAAGCACCTCTTGGAAGAGGTGGATATTCTGAGCAGGGGCAGAGTTTAGCAGAAAGAAACAGAGATATTCAGAGAGCAGTGAATACAATGCCTCTTAAACAAGATAAAGAATATCTTAATTTAATTAGGCAGGAAGTAGAACAGAGACATCGTGAGCAGAATAATCCAGATATAGATTTTGAGGATTTTAATGAACAAGAAGATATAGAAGAAGAACAAGCAGTTGAGGCAGGACAAGTAGATGAAGAAACGGGAGCAATAGAACTTGGAACTGAACCTATCACAATTGGTGATTTCCAAGGAGCAGACGCATTAGATGGATTAGATTTTGACCCATTCGCAGACCCAGGAGGCGTCATAGAAACTGATAGTGATGAGGAAGCAGAAGAGTTCGGAAGACAATTAGATAAAATCGCATCTGAACCTGACCGACCAACCCGTGGAGAAGTAAGAATGTCATTAGCAGAAAAGATTGAGGAACGAAAGAGAGCACGCCAAGCAAGAAGCAGAGGGGCACAGAGTTCAGTTCCCCCAGGCGATAGAATGAAACCTAAAAGTTTTATTCCAGAAGAAGCACAGGCATTCAGAGAACCCGAAGACCCAATAGATTTCCAAGGAACTCTTCCAACACCAGAAGGGGCAGATGATAGATTACCTTATCATTTACTATTACCTATGCAAGGCAGAGCACAAGCACAACTTGACCAAACTGCTCCTATGTTATTAAAACACGCTAATGAACTCATTGGAAATGATGACGCAGAAGAACACGTGTCAAGAGGGGCAGACCCACAATTTCAGGGATATGGTAGTGCAGATAGAGATGATACGGCAATGATAAAAGGATTAGCACCAGGATTTAAACATCCTACAAAGTATCCTATTGAGAATTATAAGAGAAAGAAAGCAACTAAGAAAGAAGGTGGTGGAACTAAATTAGATATAGGGGCAAAAGGTAATCTTAAACCAACTGATGAATATATCGCATTACAAGAAGGTAGAATTAAAGATACGAGATTAGGAATGGCAGGAAGAGATATTGAGACAGGAACTCGTAGTAGAGTTAAGTTAGCAACTCAGAAAACAGGTAAATATACCCGAGATTTAGGCAAAGGAGTTGTCCGAGACCCTAAAACTCGTAAAATAATTACTGATAAAAAAGGTAATCCTAAGATGGAAAAGAAAAAGTTAGTTATTGCCCCTCATCAAAAACCAGTAGAAGAGTTATGGGGATTAGATAGAAAAGGAATGAGTAGAGAAGAAGATAACCCACCAGTAAGAGACCCATTTGAGGGTAGAAGAGCAATCGCCAAAGAACCAGGTAAGAGAGCAACAAAAGCAAGGGAAGCAGATACGAAACACGCTCTCTATGTTAAGAAAGCAATAGAAGCAGACCCGAATTATTTACCTACTGGATATAATCCTTTCCAATATGGAGCAGGAATGTCAGAGTTTGATAGGAAACCACCTAAGGGGTCGGCAGTCTTATCAACACAAGGGGCAAGGCAATATATTCCATCTCAGACTGCATACGGAGATTTAACAGGGGTAAATACTACAATCACAGGTGCAGATAGATTAAGAATGGATGATGCAAAAGCACCAGTAAGACCAGCAGACCCCGATGAACTTGTCCCAGCATTCCCAGGGGCAAAAGATATTTTCGCAAAACGCTCAACATTAGATTATCAAGGTATTTCTCAACCTCCTATGGCAAATCTCCAAGCATCAAATCCTGCCCCTGTTCCTTCTTGGGCACCTGGGTCTCGTTCAGGAAGAGGTGGAGGAATGACAGCAACAAGTGGTTCTGAGATGGCATTACCGCCAGGGGTAGATGTTTCAGACGCACAGATATTAAGACAAGGTTTCAGGGATATGGGACAGGAACCTGATGAAGCATTCATATCTCAGCAAATAGCAGGTTTAGCATAAAATAAAATAAAAATATATTTATTAGTAATATAAATGGAGAAACCAGAGAAACCTGAAAAAGATGATAGTTCATCTGATGAAGAAACTTTTGACCAAGCACCAGAAGCACCAACTATTCTTAAAGTTAAAGACCCACCGAAAGAAAAGATGAAACCACTTCATCCTCATCTTCCTCAACCTCCTGCACTTTTATTGATGATTTCACCCATTAGAACAGGAAAATCAACAATAATAAATAATTTATTATTAAATAGTAAGTTTTATGGTCAGGATTTCTTTGATGAAGTGATGTGTGTTTCACCTACTATTTATAATGATAAAACATCAAGATTTTTAAAGAAAGCATTTGATTGTTATGATGAATATGATGACAGCATTATTGATAATTTAATTGAGAAACAGGAAGGATACGAAGACCCACAAGAGAGACCAGATGTTGCTTTAATTTTAGACGATATCATTGGATTAATTAGACGTGAAGCGAAAGTCAATCATTTAGCATCAAGGTTCCGTCATTATAATATTAAGTTATTACTTATGAGTTCTCAGAATTATAGGAAAGTCAGTCCAGTCATTAGGTCTAATGCGACGAATATGATAATTGGAAGTCCTTTTCCAAATATGAAAGAACTTGGGAAAATTGCTGAGGAGATAGGCGACCAATTTGGTGGGGCGAAGAACTTTTTAAAGATTTATTACACAGCGACACCCAATAAGTATGACTTTCTTTATTTAGACTTACAATCCAATCCGCCACTCGCTTATCATAATTTTGACGAGATAATCGCCGTCGGCGGACAACATCGGGAAGAAGGGGGAGCAGAGGTAGGAGACATACAGGGAAAACAAGCAGAAGTGAGTTCATCTATGCCGAAACAACAATATTAATTATTCTTAGATAATTATTATTTTATTTATACTTAATATAAAATGGACATTGGAGCAGGCATCGCACAGGGTTCTGACTTAATGAGAGCAGGGGCAAGTTTTAACGCTGACCAAATGAGAGTAAGAGAGGAACTAAATAGAAAAGCGGTTTCTACTTATAATGATACAATGAATACTGCGAATATGAAAGCAGATGCTATGAAATCGGGATTTGATGTCTTTGATAAAGGTTCAGCAGTTTCAGGAGGTATTAATACCGCACTCACAGGGGCGAAGGTATATGGAGACGCTATTAATTTTGATAGTGAAGTCGCTGGATTTGGTGGTAAAGGTATCTTCCGACAGACAGGTAAAGGGGCAGATGCTTTCTTCTCACCAGCAACACAAGCACAGATTGTGAAAGGTAGATTAGGTCAGGCGAAATCAACTCTAAGACGAGCAGTTGGAGCAGATGCTCCCGATGCTATCCCTCAATCAGCAGGTGAGTTAGGATTATCAAGAGAGAAGTTTGTTGGAACAGAAACAACCGCATCTCAGATGGGGTCAAGAGTTAGAAATATTAATACTCCCGCACCAACCACAATAGAAAGACCACAGACCCGTATGAATAGAATATTCGGAGGAGAAAGCACTGGTCTTGGAAACAGAACAGGGGCAATAACTGGCGGGCGTGCTAATTATAGTTCAGGATTACAGACAACTTTTGAGAGTTCGGCAGAAGGGGCAGATGCATCTAAGATTGCTGGCGGAGGTAAAGACGCAACAGATGCACAGAAAGCAGTAGCGAAAGCATCTGGTGGTCTATTTGCAGCAGAGGGAGGAACCGAAGCAGAAGCAGGAATGGCAGGAGGATTTGTTAAGAAAGTCGGAAAGTTCGTTTCAGATATGCCCGAAGGTCAGTTAGGGGCAGTTGCTGATGTTGTGGGTAAAGGGGCAGGTTTTGTGGGAGCAGGTAAATCTATTTATGAAGATTTAACTGGTGAAAGAAAAGAAATGACTGGTGCTCAGAAAGTTGCAAATACTGCCGATATTATCTCAGGAGGAATTGATGCATTAAGTATCGCTATGCCTATGCTTGCCCCTGTCGGTGCTGTTGCTGGGATTGCTTCTTCTCTATTAGATATAGGGGCAGAAGCAGACGCAAGTAAAGAAAGTAAAGAACAAGCACAGACAACAGCACAATCTAAATTAGATAAGCAGGAGGGGCAAAATCAACAACAGATGACCCAAGTTGCATCTCTGGGTTCCGCTGGTCAGATAGCGAAACAACAGATTTCAGCATATTAAGATTGTCCAGGGCAACCAGGCAAATAACTGATTTTTTTATGTTTTTTTTATTTTTTTTTATTTTATATTTAATAGTATAAAATGAGTTTTTGGTCGGCAGATGATAAAATCCCAGTTCAGCAGACGAAGGTTTCTATTCCAGCAGAGCACGGATTAGATTACACAGCGGGGCAGAAGATTAATATAATAATTCCTCCTACAATAAAGTATTTCCAACCTAAGGAAAGTTATTTGGCATTTGAGGTAGAGTTGGAAAATCCCAAGGTCGCAGGTGTTGATAGACCTTGTCGTTTAACTTTGGATGGTGAGACAGGTGCACAATGTTTAATTCGTGATATTCGCATCCATTCTGGCGGTTCAGGGGCAGTTCTATTAGAGGAAATCCAAGGATATAATACTTTGACTTCTTTAAGATATGATTATGAAAGTAATGATGCTATCCGTGAAAAACGTGCTCTAACGGAAGGTGTTGTCCAATACACTCCTACTCAGCGAGGAACTTATGGTCAGTCTAAGACTGGTATTAATAACACTCGTCTCAATCCTTACACAACTCCTTATAAAAATAACGCCGATGGTGCCCTACCTGTATCAAGAACGAAGGCGGGTGATGATGATAAGAACTTCGGTGAAGCAGGAAACTCAACTCAGGGTTCTCAATACAATAAAGTAAAATGTCTATTGCCCCTTCACACTGGATTATTTAGTTCATCTAAGGTTTTCCCTGCTCTTTTAACGGAAGGTTTAAGAATAGAAATTATATTAGAAGACGCATCAAGATGCCTCAGACTTCCTGACCAACTCCATCCTAATCGTAAAACAACTATGGGTCTCCAATGGCATTCTATTTCTGGAAAGGATAATGAGATTGATGTTGCTGGTGCCAGTAAAGGTCTTTGGACTAAATCGGGCGGTTTAGCAACGGATGTCTTCTTTGTTCAGAGAACTAATAATATGATTGATTTAGAAAATTGCCCCTTGGTCATTGGACAGCGTATTGCTCTATATAAGGATGTTCTCTGGGCAGACCAGAAATCCAATGCGAAACGCAGAGTTAAAACGGATAAAGATATGATTATTAAAGGTTTAAGATTTGTTAAGGGAGGTAATAACTCAACACTTGGAGGTGAGTTCGGTTTATTAGAAATCACTTTAACCGAGGCGTGTAAGAACCAGTCTGATGAAGATGTTGGTTCTACCTATTTCGTAAAAGATAATTCTGTTTTAGAATGCTCTATTGCTGGAACCCCTGCTTCATCTGTTATGACTTGTAATTATAAAGTCAAAAATACTGAATTAATACTCCAAACTCTGACTATGCCTCAGGGATACACTCAGAAACTAATGAGTATGATGGGTGGCGGAGGTGCTATGAATTATGATTTCTTATCCTATACTAATTACAAGTTCTCTCAACTGAAAGGCGACAGAGTTATGAATATGAGACTTCCTCTCAATCAGACCAAGGCGAAATCTATTCTATGTGTTCCAACTGATAGTTCAGTATATACTACGAGACAACAGATTGGTGGAGAAGATACCACACAGAGTGATGTTTATAATTATTCTAATACTTATCCTGCTGTTGATATGCCTGATAACTACACTTATGTAGATACATATGATTACTATGATAGGCGATTAGTCAGCAATCGCACTGGTCTTGTTGGAATTGCTGATGAAGCGACTGATTATCAGTTCTTCTATAATGGTCAGTTAAATCCTTCCCGATTAGTAGATTTATCTAAGATATCTCGCAGACACGGCGTCCAACAGCAACCACTTGTTGAGTTAGAGAAAGCATTAGCGATGGGAGGTATTAATCCACTTTCATTCTCCAAGTTCCAGCAGAACTTCTGTATTGGTCGTGCTCTCGCATTACAGCAGGGTGTCTATAATACCGCAGGAAGAGACTTTAACTTGCAAGTCAATTATCAAGGAACGACTACTCCGAAGAAGAATAAACTTTGGAACAATTATGTTGCCCACATTAGGAGACTAATGGTTCAGGGTGATGCTGTTGTTGTTCAGATATAAGTGTCCAGGGCAACCAGGGGTAATCACTTGTTTTTTTATTAATTTTATTTTTAGTAATTTTATTTTATATATATTAAAGTATAAAATGAGTGGCGTTCCGACAACTAATCTTCATATTACTCCGAGTAATGTTTTAAGCGATGGTAAGATATCATTTGCCTCTGGCAATCCAGTAATACAATTTATTATAGGCGAACAGAGTAGAGGTCTATTAGGTCAATCACTAAGGTTATGTGGTGAGTTTTCTGTTTTTAAAGATAGTTCTAAGGGTGCTCTTTCAGGTAATAAAATTAACATTGACCCTCGCCTTGGTGCATATTCTTTCATTGACCAATTAGTAATAAAATCTCAGAAGACCCACGCTGTGATTGAGCATATCCGCCATTATTCTCGTATGATGGCATCATTCGTGCCTTTTACTGCTAATTTAGAGGATAACATTGGTCATCAGTCTCAGAGTGCTCTGACGATGCCTAATGCGAAAGTGATGAAAGATAGTGTAGTTGAGATTGAGAGTGTAAATACAACTAAAAATAGTTTCTGTATGCATCTCCCTTGTGGTTTATTTAATGGAACTTCTGCTATTCCTCTTGATACGACGGGAGGTCTCTTAGTTGAGATACACCTTGCCCCTGATGCGAATGTTTTATTTGATGAAGATGGTTCCCAGACTGCGACCCCAACTGCTTTCTATGAATTAAGTAATGTCTTCCTCTGTGCCGAAGCAGAAATCACAACTCCTGGAACTGGAAGTCCTGGAACTTTTGAGTATAATAGTATTTCTTCGTATTTCACATCTATTAATTCTACGAACGCAATTATTAATTTTAATTTAGGATTAAGCAATGTATTAAGTTGTTTCGCTAATATTCTCCCAGCATTCCAGATTAACAATCTCGGATTTAATGGTTGTGCGACTATGCCTATTACTAATATTGATGGTTCAGTAGCGAATATAGAACAACTTATCTTCACTCGTGGAGGTGAGAAGTTCCCCTTAGAATATAATATAGATACTATCCACACTGGCGACCCTCATAAAGACCAGCGGGTCTTAGATAGTCAGATTATTCGGGAAGGTATGTCTGCTATCCGTAAGTTTGCTAAGATGTCAAGAACTATGATATCTCCTACGAATACTCATTTAATAGATTTCGCCAATCCAGCAGGTGCTCAGGCGAATAGCGGTATTAATATTCGTGATGACCAGAGGGCAGAAGGAGGTAATTGCTATATCGTAGGCGTCAATTATGATGCTATTTCCAACCAAGGTGTTTCATTCGCTACTCAGGATTTCGGTATGAATATCCAATGCGGACTTACAAGTAATAACCCTCACGCTGTCTTCCTCTTTGTTCATTCTAAGAATACTCTTGTTTTTGATGGTCAAGGTGGATTACAGGTTATGTCGTAAATAAAATTATATAACTAATTAAATATGGAAAATGAAAATAAAAAAAGAAGTTATCAACATTCCTATCCCTATCCTGATGGTTCTAAAAAGAGAGGAAGAAGAACGAAAGAAGAACAAGAAATATATAATAAAACACTACAATTAAAGGTCGTCAAGAAGACGACGATACTGACATTTGATTAAGTCTTTTTAATTAATTTTATTTTTTAGTAATTTTATTTTATATTAGTATAAATATAAAATGAGTGCTTCTGCTAATCCGAATGAAAACAATGTTCTTGCTTCTTCTGCTCCTGCCCCAGGAGGAGGTGGAGGTATTCCTGACCTTATGAAAATCGGTTCTATTCCTGTCAATACAGTGCAAGAGGTAGAAACTGCTATCTTAGACCCAGTTGTGAAATCTGATACTTTTTGCCGTTTCGTATTTCAGAATAAAGGTCTTCTCCATTCTCATTCTAAGGTTGAGATTGGATTAAAGAATGCTCCGTTGGATAGTGTATTGCCCCTTGGTATCGGTGCTTATGCTTTTATTAAGAGAGTTGCTCTTAAAATTGGTAATCAGACTATTTGTGAAGTAGATGATTTTAACCATTATATGAGTTATCGGTCAATGTTTGTTGCGAATGAAAATCAGAAAGAAAGAGAACAGATGACCACTGGTCGTGCTATTTCTCACAATTTTGCTTATGCTGACAGAACCTCAACCACAGGAGGTGGTGAGAGTATGGGTCTCGCCAATGGTATTGTATTAGATAATGGGCGTGAAGCAGATGTCAGGGGCAATAATGCTGGCG